TATAAATAATTATATTATTTAATCAATGATATAATTATTAATTATTTACTTTCCGTCAACATATTTCATCGCATTATTTAAAGCTAATTTGGCTTGATAAAATTGAGATAATTCTGCCATCGTTTCTTGCTGATTTTTCTGATTTAACTCCAATACCTTTTTCAATGTTAAGCTGTTTATAAGATCATCTACATTCATAATAGCATTTTCATAGTCACTGCGATATTTTGTTATTAATAATTGATCATTCAAATTAATAACCTGCGATTTAATTTGTGCAGCATAAGCAGCAGCATTACCAGCTATTCCATTTGCTAAATTTGTATTAGGTGCGTTGGTATTAGAAGTAGAATCCGTCATACCTTCTCTAAAATTCATCATTGGAAAATTTAAATTACTAAATATTAAATATGTTATATAACTTATTAAAATAATTATACATAAATTAAACAAGTCTTTATTCATTTATATACTATACTTTTATTTTTTCAATAAAAATTTTACAATATTTATTATTGAATTTTTGTTTATTTTTCTTGATTGACCCTTTGTATTTACATAACTAATGTCTTTTAAACAACTATCGTCCTTTTCTATTTCATTTATTAAATTTGGTATTGATTTAAATTTATTCATTATTGCTATTGATGTTACCGAACTAATACCGGGTATTTGACAAAGCATAATCTCAGATATATTTTCCGGTGTTATATTTTCCTTTTTCACCTTTTTAACAACACTTATATAATCCTTATCTGTTTGTTCATTCTCTGTTTGTTCTTCTTCATTTGTGGTTAAGGATTTTACACATTTATTTAGATTATTATCGTAAAATGCTTTTTTTCCTGATGTTTCTGATTTACTTAATTTATTTGCTGTATTACAAATGAATATTGCTGTCTCTTCAACTGTTAATGTTCTCATAACAGAGAACCCTTTAAAGTAGTTAAGAGAGAAAATTGACGAATATAATGTTAATCTTTCAATATTATTATCTTTAAAACGATTTAATCTATTTATATCACCTTCAATTAAATAATAAATATTGTGATTATGGTGATTTAACCCATTAAGTCTATATGATTGCTCTTCATATCTTCCATCTTTTATACTTGCTAATAAATCATTCAAACATTTTCTCTCTATAATTATTTTATCTTCATTATCGTCTGAAATAATAACGTCTCCCAGCGGCAAATTAGCTGTTTCAACTTTGATTTGTTTAAAAGAAGGAATAAATAAAACTAATTGATTAATCTGTTTTAACAAGTCATGCTCACGATTATCTACCTTGATTATCATTTTTAATAATTTAATAAAATGTTATTAAATTATTTTACATATATATTTAATTACTTTCTTAATGTTTTGTTATTAAACAAAAATACAAATAAAAAAATACGAATAAAAATAAAACAAAATAGCAGGTATTTTAACCCATATTTCCACCAATTGTAGCACGGTATCCAGTCTTTTGAGTTTGGACAGTTGTATTGGGAATACAGAAACGAGGAACATTTTGAGGAGCTCTCAATAAAAAGGGTTGACTTGATAAGAACCATCCAACACGAGGAGCTAATCCGGCCTTTTTGGGACCACCACAAACATTAGTTCTATTAACAATTGACGCTTGATTGCGTGCTGCTTTTCCGCCAGACATATAGACCATATTATAAATTACCCAAATATTATATTTTTTATAATTTTATATAAAATGATTTAAATTATTCTAAATATTTTTTTATTAATTCCTTAAACCTATTTTTCCTTAAACTTATATTAATAATTAAATTTTTGAATAATTTCAATATCAAAGTCATCTAAAAAATTTACTCCATATATGTGTTTTGGCATACTACGATAATGCTCTATATATTCTTCTGATGTGAATTCATGATCGCACGAAAAGAGTGTAATTCGATAATATGTTTTTTTTGTTTCATTCTCTAATCTATATCTTTTAATAATACTATGAATATCATTAAAGATGTCATCTACTGATTCTTCTAACACTTCTTTATTCATTTCATCAGAATAACCATTTTTGTATTCAATTAAATATATGATATTTTTAATCTTTGACATTTATAATATTTACTTATTAAATAATTCTTAAATCAGTTATCAATACAAATTATTTTACAATTATTATTACAAAATATATTAAAAACATTCTGTTAAATTATATTATAAAATGAACTTAGATTTAGAAAAAAGCGTTTTACACGATGATGATGTTATTAAATCAGACGAAGGTTTAATATTTAATCCATATAATCCATTAAATATTAAGATTACATTGAGCGAAGTTCAATCTATTCTTTCTAAATATAATATTCCTCCTATTATTAATAATATCGCTCTTTTTGAAAGAGCTTTTGTTCATAGATCTTATACTAAAAGACCTGCTTTTGAAAATCTTCAACAAAAAATCACAATTGTTGAAAGACCTTCTGATTGTATGCCTCTTTGCAGTAAATCTAACGAACGCCTTGAATTTTTAGGTGATGGTGTATTGGAATGCGTGACAAAATATTATTTATATCGCAGATTTCCCAAAGAAGACGAGGGGTTTATGACTGAAAAAAAAATCGCAATTGTGAAAAATGAGGCAATTGGTAAAATTGCGTTGGAAATGGGTTTACATAAATGGTTGATTTTATCAAAGCATGCTGAAGAGAAAAAAATTCGAACTAATTTAAAAAAATTGGGTTGTCTTTTTGAATCATTTATTGGTGCTTTGTTTTTGGATTTTAACAAAATGACTGTTAAAGATGAGGAAAATTGGTTTCAATCTATGTTTGTGACTGGTCCTGGTTTCCAAATGGCGCAAAAATTTATTGAAAATGTCTTTGAAAAACATATCGATTGGACTTTTCTCATTAATAATGATGATAATTATAAAAATATATTACAGGTTAAGGTCCAAAAAGAGTTCAAGGTTACACCGCATTATTTAGAAATTGAACATGATATGGAATTTGGATATAAAATGGGTGTGTATTTATGCTTAGGACAACAAATTCACACATTGACACATAAACATGCTGTTGATATATCATTTTTTAAGAATTTCAAATCCATTCAGGATTTTGTTACGGAAAATGGCAAAGCGTTTATATTTATGGGAGAAGGACAACACAAAATTAAACGTAAAGCTGAACAAATTGCTTGTAATGAAGCACTCAAATTTTTAAAGATTGATAATGTTATTTATACAGATGAGTAATTAATTATTTTTTCTGCGTTTACTTTTTCTGTGTTTACTTTTTCTGCTTCTTTTACTTTTTCTACTTCTTTTACCTTTTGTTGTTTTTCTTTTTCTTTTTTTTCCACCAGAAACAGGATCTTGGGTGTTTTGACTAAAAAACATTATTGTTTCAGGTGTTAAATTTGTAATACTTAATCGATTTTTTAAATCGTCTATTTCAATATTTCTTTCCGTTAAATTTATATTATCTATATTGTTTTCTTGTTTATATAATTCAAAAATATATCTATGTTTTCCTGTTCCAGCAGGTGGTGACGGACCAGTATATTCTAATATTGTTTGTCCATTTTGTAAATTATTACCAGGTATGTTTACTATTAACCAATGAATGCGATTTCCATAAATAGAGTCTGGATCATGCATAATAAGGGTATAAAGAGAATTATCATTATCTGGATTATAAGAAACAGATGGTTTAACTGATGTTTCTTCTGGTGTTAGATTATCCTCATTATTAATTTTTTTATTATTATAAATAACATTTATATTGCTCATTATATATTTTATTATATAATATAATTTTTTCAATACATAAAAATATAAAAATTTATATATTGAAAATATATAGTATGAATCCTTTAGACGCATTAAAACAAAAATTACAAGTTAAACCTAAAGTTGAAAAAAGAGAAATGGTTGCCGTTGTTGTAAAAGGAGAAATTAAACCATCAAAAACAAAGATGCCTAAAAAAAAAGCTGAAAGGGCTGAAAATCCAGATGAATTAGTAGAATTTGTTCCGGCGGTTCAAGAAACATCTGAAGAAATAGCTGATATAGTTAAAGAACCTGTTACTAAAGGACCTATAATAATTGACCAAACTGAAAAAGGTTATGATCGTATGAGTTTAATACAAAAATTAAAAGAAAGCAAACAATCAAAGGTAACAATTAAACCTATAATGGAAGAAGTTGAAGAAAGCAAAATAGATGAACCAATTATTTTTAAACCTAAACGAGTTAAAAAGATTAAGTTGCCTTTGATTATTGAAGAGGGAGAAGGAGAAGAAAAACCTAAAAAACCTAAATTAATTATTGAAGACGAGGGAGAAGAGGAATTAGAAAAACCTAAAGTGGATATAGAAGAAGAATTAATTGATGTCGAAGCTCCTAAGATTGAAAAACGAAAAACCAAAAAAATCGAAAAAGGTGTAGCAGTTTTGGGTTCAGAAGTAATTGTTAGAATAGGTGATGCTGATATTAAAACCAGAATACCTAAAAAAATACCATCTATTATTCTTAAACCACCTGGTTTTACTTATTATATGAACAATCGAGAAGTATTTATTAATTTTATTAATTCAGTTTTTGAAAAATATCGTGAAGAAATACAAGAAAATAAAGAAAATATTTCATGTGACGACATTGGTAACACAAGTTCTGACTTCTCTCTATTAACTCATCAAAAAATTGTTAGAGATTATATTAACCTTTATACTCCTTATAGAGGACTTCTTTTGTATCATGGTCTTGGTTCTGGTAAAACTTGCACATCAATTGCTATAGCTGAAGGAATGAAAAATTCTAAACGCATAATAATTATGACACCAGCATCTTTACGTGCTAACTATATTGAAGAACTTAAAAAATGCGGTGATTTATTATACAAAAAAAATCAATTTTGGGAATGGATTTCGATTGATTTAAATCCTGAGGCCGCTAACCCGATTTCTGCTATTTTAAATTTACCATTAGAATATATTAATAGACATCGTGGAGCTTGGTTCATTAATATTAATAAAAAATCAAATTATAATGATTTATCTGATAATGAAAAAAAAACACTGGATGATCAATTAAATGAAATGATTAAAAATAAATATACATTTATTAATTATAATGGTTTACGGGCAAAAAGACTAAGTGAGCTTACATCTAATTATACTCGTAACATTTTTGACGATTCTGTAGTTATCATTGATGAAGCTCATAATTTAATAAGTAGAATTGTCAACAAAATTAAAAAGGAAAAACCTATTCCTGAAAACAAAAAAGGAGAGAAAGAACATTTACCTTTAAGTCTATCAATTAAATTATACGAGTTTTTGTTAAGTGCTAAAAATGCCAAAGTTGTGCTTTTAACCGGAACTCCTGTTATTAATTATCCTAATGAATTTGGAATACTTTTTAATATTTTAAGAGGATACATTAAAACATGGAAATTTACACTTGATATTAAAACTAAGGAAAAAATAGATACTAATTCTCTTCGCGAAAGATTATTAGGTGTTAAATCTATAGATTATCTTGATTATTCGCCATCCAGCAAAATTTTAACAATTACCAGAAATCCATTTGGATTTTCTAATAAAATTAAGGTTGAGACCGGTTATCAAGGTGTTAATAATACCAAAAAAGAACCTGATGGCAATATTGTATTAGATAATGAATTTGCAACTGATGATGAATTTCAAAATAAAATAATTAGTGTTTTAAAAAGATCAGATATACATATTGCCTCAGATGGTATAGATATTAAAAATCAAAAGGCGTTGCCAGATACATTTGATTTATTTGAAGGACAATATATTGATCCTATAACTAAAAAACTAAAAAATGTTGATGCATTAAAAAGACGTATAATTGGTTTATCATCTTATTTTAGAAGTGCACAAGAAAATTTATTACCAAGATATAATAAAGATATAGGAGTTGATTACCATATTGTTAGAATACCAATGAGCAATTTTCAATTCAATACTTATGAAAAAGCCCGTCATGAAGAAAGAAAAACTGAAGGCAAAAAAAATACGAAAAAAGATACAGTAGGTGATTTGTATCAAGACTCAACATCAACATATCGTATATTTTCGCGTCTATATTGTAATTTTGTGATGCCTGACAGACCAATCCCTTTAAAGAAATCTGAAAAAGGTGGAGTAGAAGAACGTTCTTTTAATAAAGAAGGTATGACAGAAAAAGAAATAGAAGATTTGATAAAAAGCAAAAAATACGGTGAACTTGTTGAAGGAGATGATCCAAATATGTTAACGTTTCGAAAAATAAAACTTGCTGCGGTGACACCATCTTTGGGTTTAAAGGGAAAAAAAGCAACGGCAGCAGCTGAAGATGAAGATGAAGAAGAAGAAGAAGGTGGAATATCTTCATTACTTAAATTGGCCAGAAAAGAAGAAGCCAAACAAGATGTTGTTGATGACCAAGAAGGTGAAGTAGAAGGTGACCAAATTCTTGAAATGATTGGTGGTATTGACTACAAAGAGAGACTTGATAGAGCACTTAAATATATTGAAGAACACTCTAATGAATTTTTGACACCAGAAGCTTTACTAACATATAGTCCAAAATTTTTAAATATTCTTGAGAATATTAAAGATCCTGATTATGAGGGTTTACATCTTGTTTATAGTCAATTTAGAACAATGGAAGGTATCGGTATTCTAAGTTTAGTTTTGGAAAAAAATGGGTTTACCAGATTTAAAATTAAAAAAAGTTCTTCTGGAATATGGTCTATAGATATTGATGAAACAAATAAAGGTAAACCAACTTTTGCCTTGTATACTGGAACTGAAACATCAGAAGAAAAAGAAATGTTAAGACATATTTATAATGGTGAATGGGATCAAATTCCTGAAAGTATTTCAATGGAATTGAGACAAATATCAAATAATAATAATATGGGTCAAATTATTAAGGTATTTATGATTACATCATCCGGTTCTGAAGGTATTAACTTGCGTAATACACGTTATGTTCATATTGTTGAACCTTATTGGCATCCTGTTCGTTTAGAGCAAGTTATTGGACGTGCAAGACGTATTTGTAGTCACAAAGCACTTCCATTAGCATTACAAACAGTAGAGGTATTTGTTTATCTAATGACTTTTACACCGGAGCAACTAAAATCTGATGATGCCATTGAACTTAAAAGAAAGGATTTAAGCAAATCTGTTCCGCATGTTCCAATGACAAGTGATCAATATTTGTTTGAAATATCTGAAATAAAGGCAAACTTAACTGCGCAACTTACTGATGCTATTAAGGAGACATCATTTGATTGTTATATTTATTCAAACGGTAAATGCTTTAACTTTACTGATCCATCGAAAGATAAATTTGCGTATGTTCCTGATTATTCAAAACAACAAAGTGATACTATTGTTCAAGCTAATAAAGAGGCTTTTGAATGGACTGGAATACCCATTAAAATTAATCAAACAGAGTATGTAGCTCGTAAAATAAACCAGTCTTTGTATTACATATACGACAAACAAAGTTACGAGAATGCTCTCAAAGATCCATCAATTGTCCCCTTACAAAAAGGAACTCTTGAGAAAAATGAAAACAATGAGGATGTTTTGAAACTATTTACATAATAATCGTAATAATCGTAATAATCGTAATGATTTTATTTATAATTTATAATATAATCATTTTTACTTATTTTTTTTTAATAATTCTAATATAGTATCTAATTTATTATTTAATATTTTTACTTCATTTTTCAAAGTGTTTATTTCATCATCGATAGTTTTTACTGGTTTTACTTCATTTATAGTTGGTATTTTTTTAAAGAGCTTAAAAATATTGTCATCATTATTTTCCAACTCATTTATTTCCATTTTAATTCCAGTTCCAGATTCAGTTTCATTTTCAATCCATGTTTCATTTTCACCCCATGTCACATTTTTTTTAGGACTATCTTGTTGTTTGGGTATATTTGGTTGTATTTGTTGTATTTTTTCACTTTTCAAAGATGTTTCTTGAGACTTTAACCAAGAAGTAGCCTGAGAACTCTGACCTTTACTTATTTGTTCAACATCATAATTTCTTTGTGCTGTCATTTCTTTTAGAACCTTTTCTATTTCACTAATAGGTTCTTCTTTAAATTTATCAGTAAACTCCGGCACTGGTGGAACTGGTAAAGCCATCGCATTTTTAAATTCCTCTTGACGTTTATTCAAATCCTTGTCAAATTGATTTTTTTTATCGTTATGTATTTCTTCGTATGTTATTAGATCCTTAGCATTTTTAGGTTCCTCATCTAAAATCTTTATTTTTTTATATTGGGGTGTAGCTGCGCTCTTAACCATCTTATTAACATGATTTAAAATTAATAATATATATTTTTTATTCATATCTACTAAATTAGTTGTTTTAATAGATTCTATTTCATAAAAACCATTAATATTACTTGTAAATAATTTAAATATGTTTTCTTGAAACTCGGTTGGTTGTTTTTTTATCATATCTTCATCAATTATAACATCCCATAAAAGTTTTATATTGTCATTAGCAAGAAATTTGTTCATAATAATTATTTATATAAATTATATATAATTCTATTTATATAATTTACACATTATAGTGAATCATTGAAATAAATTTTTCTAAAATTTTGCATATATTTATCTTTTAATATATGCGTTTTTAAATAATGCTCAGTCATTTTATCTTCAAGCATATGAACAATAAAAAACAAAGAATATATTCCACATTCTGTAGTGCCGTATTGATGTTCTATACCTTCATTACTATCAAACTTAAATACTATTTTTGGATTTAATGCTAAACCTTGTTTTTTTATTCTATTTACTAATGACATTATTTCAGAACACGGCTTATCTCCTGTGCTGTCAAAGAAAAATATATGTTTATTCTTTATATTAATAAACATTGATATCCAGTGTTGACCTGGTTTATCATGCGTATCTGTATTAAATATAATACCTATTTTAGTTTTTCCCTTTTTAATTTGCTCATCTAAACTAAAATTACATAATTCCTCCCAAACACATTCACCATACATTTTTTTTTTATCAAAATCAATTGGTGACGGACCTATAAAGTCAAAACATTTATATGCCTTCTCATATTGTTTCATCACTTTCATTATATCAACACTCGATAACCATTCATTTGGATTTTTTTTCCATTCTTCAGGTGATACCGGAGCAAAAGAATCCGCCATGTCACTACTTATAGGACCAAATTCTTGTTTTTGTTTTATCCAACATGATTCTTTATTACAAACACCACTTAAATAATCTGTTAATAGCTTATGTATTTCTTTCGCGTTATTTGTATTTATTTTTACATCGGGATGTCTTGCATTCCATAAATCTCTTAACTTATATAAAGACTTATCTGTATAACAAGTAAAATCATTCATTTCTTTTTTCTCTTTTGGACTACAGTTCACTTTTTTTAAAACAACATTTTTCTTTAACCCTGATCCGCGTTGACTATTTCTTATTGTTTTATTCATTTTAACATTGTTTCTTCTTTTTTTAGTCCTTTTTATCTTCCTTTTTTGAGTTATTGATTTCATCATATTTATTAGTGATATTTTTCTTTTTATTTATACCTTTTATTTTTAATTCTGGATCCGTTAAATT